TACATTTCCGACTTTTACTATTGAACCACCCACCATAAGTGTTGGTATAGGTACATTTGTCTATAATGAAACTATTACAGGACAAACATCAGGAACTACTGCTAAGATAAAAGATCTCCGATTGGTAAATCCCTCACAAAACAATTATAATCCAGCAATAGATGCCCAAGTATATCTAAATACTGGTACATTCTATCCTGGAGAAGTTGTAGTTGGATCAATAACTGGTGCTACATATACTGTTCAAACTTATGATAGGGACAGTTATGAAGATCCATATGACTCTAATGAAGAAATAGAATTAGAAGCAGATTCTATTTTAGACTTCACTGAAAGTAATCCCTTTGGAGAATATTAATGCTAGGAACTTATTTTTATCACGAGATAATACGAAAAACTATTGTTAGTTTTGGTACTCTCTTTAACAATATTTACATCAGACACGAAGATAAAAAGAATAATATAGTTGATGAAACTAAAGTCGGATTATCTTATGGTCCGATGCAAAAGTTTCTTGCAAAGATAGAGCAGCAGGCAGAATTGAATAAGGGCATTGCAATTACCTTACCTAGAATGTCTTTTGAGATGGTTTCTTTGCAATATGATCCAACAAGAAAAACAAGCGTAACACAAACTTTCAGATCTTGTGATGAATCTGGAAATGTAAAAAAGGTTTATATGCCCGTCCCTTACAATATTGGATTTGAACTTAGCATATATTCTAAATTGAGTGATGATGCTTTACAGATTGTTGAGCAAATACTTCCATTTTTTCAACCATCATTCAATTTAACTTTGGACCTAACAGACTCAATTGGTGATAAGAAAGATGTTCCAATAGTTCTTGATAGCATTGATATGCAGGACGACTATGAGGGCGACTTTACCGCAAGAAGAGCACTCATTTATACTTTAAGATTTACGGCAAAATCATACGTATACGGTCCTATCGCAGATTCTCCCGAAGGACTCATCCGTAAGGTTCAAGTTGATATGTATACAGATACTAACGTTCAAACTGCTAAGCGTGAAGTAAGGTATACGACAACACCAGATCCAATTAACGCAGAACCTGATGATGATTTTGGATTTAGTGAAGTTTGGGAAGATTTTTCAGACTCTAAAAACTATAGTCCAACTCAACAAACTGATATTTAAAAATTATGTCTGATAATTATGATTCTATCGATGAAGCTCTAAATGTTGAGAGTAAGATCGTAAAGGCGGAAAAAGTTTCGTCAGAAATTCAAAGTATAAAACCAAAAGGTCCTGATATTGAAAAAGACTACGAATATACTCGCGCCAATCTTTATTCACTGATTGAAAAGGGGCAAGAGGCAATCAATGGAATTATGGAACTTGCTGGTGAAGGCGGCAGTCCAAGAGCATATGAAGTTGCTGGTCAGTTAATTAAAAGTGTTGCCGATACAACTGATAAATTAATTGACTTGCAGAAGAAACTTAAAGATGTTGAGGACGAATCTGTAAAGATGACCAATAACGTCACCAACAATAATGCAGTCTTTGTTGGTTCTACAACGGATCTGCAGAAGATGTTGAAGCAGGGTTTCCTAAATAATAAAGAATAAAGTACTAATAGATAGATGTCCAAAGAATATTGCTATTCTAATTGGAGAGATGAATTCAACCCCACAGAATATGAATTTGTCGATCTTGTAAAACCAGATCCAATTAAAACATTGGATGAGGGTAAGAAAAAGGGTCTTTGGGCAAATATTCACGCCAAAAGAAAGCGTGGAGAAAAACCTGCTAAACCCGGTGAAAAAGGATATCCAGAAACTCTTGATATTGAAGAAGGTTTAAAGAAAGCACGTAAAAATGTTGGTGCAAGCAAGTGTTGGGATGGATATAAGGCAAAAGGCACCAAAATGAAGGATGGTAAGGAAGTTCCCAATTGTGTAAAAGAAGCAAAGCACACTCCAACCAAGTCTGATTTAGAAGCAAATATTGGTGGCGGAAATCTCAAAAAACTTGCCGCAAAAGCAGCAAAAAGAATTGACTATGATGTTGATGGTGATGTAGATCCACAAGATAAAGTTGAGAAGTCAAAAGGTGAATATGGTGAGGAACTTCCAACCCCATTCGGAAAATTTAGAACTGGTGGTTCCAAACCAGCAAAAGTAAAAAAAGAAGAGTTTTCTAATTGGAGAGAAGACTTAGAAGAAGATTGGCAATCGGTTAACAAAAAAGATAAGACCGATGGTATGAGTCAGAAAGCGGTTGATACTTATCGCCGTGAGAACCCAGGTTCAAAACTTAAAACTGCTGTAACTGGTGATCCAAAACCAGGCAGTAAGGATGCAAAGCGCAGAAAGTCCTTCTGCTCACGTTCTAAGGGGCAGCAAGATATGCATAACATCGATTGCTCAGAAGACCCCGATAAAGCAATTTGCAAAGCCCGTCGTCGCTGGAAGTGCTAATGAAAAACTTCAAAGAATTTCTCTCAGAAAGCATCACCATCAATGGTGATTTTAATGGAACTCTCAATGTGGGAGGTTCTCAACCAGAGCAGGCATCGGAGTCATTCTTTGCCGATGTCGTCTGGGAAGGTAAAATATATAGATTGGAAATAGAAGGTTCTATGCCTTCTAAGAATGAACTGGCAGAAAATCTTCAAGGAGAATATCCTGGTGCTGTGGTTCATAACATCTATCCAGCATCACAAAGTTCTTTAAATATTAAGAGTTCACAAAGGTATCGTCCAGAAAGATTGGGTTGGAGTGACTAATGGCTCAGTGGAATAAAAATCAACAGGACTACCTGAACCAGGAGAGAACTCTTCATGAGGTCTACCTTCAGGCAGACCAATATGGCAATATTTTAAATGAAGGTGCAACATACCGATCCGCATTTGGAGAGCAAGTTTCAGTTCCAGTTACTCCAGTTATTCAGTTAGATGGTCTTTATGGTTTATTAGATAAAAACTTTGAGACTTTTACTGGACCATCTATTGTAGGAAGTATTGATGGCACTGCTGGTGTTACTACTTCATTAATGGAAGTATCAACTGGTGATGGATATGGATACGGTGTTTTAAGATCTCGTCGTTCTGTTCGTTATCGTCCTGGACAAGGTGCGATGGCAAGATTTACCGCAGCATTTACTGGAAGTGTTGACGGCACAACTAATCTTGGTGTAGGAATCACTGGATATACACAAAGAGCAGGATTTTTTACCCAAGAGCAAGCACTTCAAATTGGTTTTGATGATGTTAATGGGAAATTTGGTATTCTAAGACAGAATGGTGGAAAGGCACAGATTGAAACTCTTACAATCACAACTGGTGCCAGTGTAGCAGGTATCGCAACGGTTGAACTTCCAACAGCATCTGGTATTGCAACTTACAGTGTACCAATTGCAGATACAACTGCGGATGAAGCAATAACTGCAGCAGAAATTTCAGAATGGTTCCAAACAAATCAATCGGCAAGTTGGACTGTAGAGCACTGTGATGGTGTTGTAAATTTCTTAAACACAAGAGTTGGAACAACAGCAGGTGTTTCTTCATATATTCCCGGAGCAACTGGTTCTATTGGTTCTATCACAACAACACAGGTAGGAGTAGATGATACTCTTGATTGGACTTATCAAGAAGATTGGGATGATCCATTAGATGGAACAGGTACAAGTGGAATTATTTTAGACCCAACCAAACTAAATGTATATCAGATCAATTTCCGTTGGTTGGGTATTGGTATTATGATATTTGCCCTTGAGAATCCACTCAATGGTGATATGTATGAGTTCCATCGTAAAAAATTCACAAACCTTGTAAATGCTCCACATCTTGATAATCCATCCCTCAAGATTGGATATGTTGCCGCAAGAATTCTTCCAGATTTTGGTGGATTCCAAAACGTAAGAGTTACTGGTGGAAGTATGATGGGAGCAATTGAAGGATTAGTTAATCCAGTCACATTACCAACTTCTGCTGCCAGGTTAGAAAGTGCCACCTTTGCTCAAAATGCTCTACATCACGGATTGACTATACACAATCGTTTGGTTTTTGGTGGAAAAATTAATACAAGAGAAATATTAATTAAAGAAGTTTCTATTGTTGCAACTCCTTCTACTGGACAAGACCAACCTTGCGAAGTTGTATTATTTTACAATTTTGATGGATTACCTTCACCTAGTGTATATAAAGTAATTAATTCAACACAGTCTTCTGCATTTTATAACGATACGACAGGAACTCTTACTCAGGGATCTAATGTTCCAATATATTCATTTTTCATTACAGCACCAGGAAATCAAACTATTGATTTGGAAAATTTAAGAATTGCAATTCCACCAAATAATGAAATAACAGTTGCAGTTAAATGTACGGGATCAGCACTAGATGGTCTTGGAGTTGGATTGTCGTTTGTAGAAGACTAAAAGGAGTTTTGTTATGAGTGAAGTTTATCTTGGTAATCCTAACCTAAAAAAAGCGAATACACAGATTGAGTTTACAGAGGAACAAATCCTTGAGTTCCTTAAATGTAAAGAAGACCCAGTATATTTTGCAAGAAACTATATCAAAATTGTTTCTCTTGACCATGGTCTAGTTCCTTTTGATATGTATCCGTTTCAGGAAAAACTTATCCAGAATTTCCATGATAACAGATTTAATATTTGTAAGATGCCACGTCAGACTGGTAAGTCTACTACTTGTGTATCATATCTTCTGCACTACGCTGTTTT